GGAAGGGTAACATCATCCTTTGCTCTGCTGATGTTGCTTCCTCTCTAACAGCTGCTGGTCAACTAGACTACACTCCTGCACTCAACAGTAACTTGAATGTTGATGACACAGGTAACACATTCGCTGGTACACTCAACGGACGTTACAAGGTATACATCGATCCATTCGCTGCTAACCTAAGTGCTGATCAGTACTACGTTATGGGATACAAGGGTTCTAACCCTTATGATGCTGGTCTATTCTATTGCCCTTACGTTCCACTACAGATGGTAAGAGCAGTTGGACAAGACACATTCCAACCAAAAATTGGTTTCAAAACCAGATACGGAATGGTTGCTAACCCATTTGCTGAAGGTACAACTCAAGGTCTTGGTAGAATTACTGGTAACAGTAACAGATACTACAGAAGAGTTAAAGTTACAAACCTTATGTAAGCGAGACGCTTATATTTTTCAAAGACCTCCTCTTGCAGGGGGTCTTTTTTTATAGTATAATAGTTACATATATAATGTGATGCCTATTCAGGAAACTGGTAGGTGGGATCCTTCCCTTAAAACTAATTCAAACTAACGTTAATTAGAGGTAATAGTATGACATTAGCAATGTCGGAATTGTTGCGTGTAGAAACTCCGTATGAACAATTCAGTAAAAAATTTAGAGAAGTTGTAAATAGTAAAAATTTTACAGAAAATACAGTAAAGATTTTCACTCTTCAAACAGGTGGAGGAAAATCACATTTTCAAGATACAGAAATGCCATTAATCTTGAAAGATGCATTTCCTAAATTAAAATATATTTTTAGATTATCTCCAACAGTAGAAGTTGCGAAAGATGGTACATTTGATAACATTTCCAAATTAAATCCTAATTGTGATTATATTTTACAATCTTCAACTGATCCTTCACCAGATTTCTTAAATTTAGCATCACTTGTTGATAATGTAATTCTATGTGTTTCTATTACACATAATTATTTTATTCATAATATTGAAAGACTTATACAATATGCATCACAATCTGTGTTGTGTATTGAGGAAGCACATCAATTTATTGGATGTGCTGATAGAGGAAGAGACCCTTATATGACAGTTTCTGGATATGGTGCAGAGTATACAGCAGAAACTTGGCAAAGAATTGAGAGATGGAAGAAAATTAATCCTCGTGTAATTGGATTTACTGCAACTCCTACAGTACATCACACACAAAAAGATAAGTCATTAACTAATCAATTTGATACCGTTAATGATCTAGTACCATTAGATAGCATTCTTCCATTTCAATCATGGTTAGATAAAACTACAGAATATCCCTTAGAAAGATATCAAGGAGCAAGAGATATTAAAAATCATGTACAAAATAGTATTGATACTTTATTTGATAAAGAAGAAAAGTTAGAAGATCTAAGAGCAGTAGATTCTAATATCAATCCTAAACTAACTGGTTACTATATTTGTGGTGATACAAGAGGGGTATGGGGATGTCCTATTGATGAAGTAAGAGATATTATAGCAGATTATCTTTTATCTATTGGAATTAATGCTGATAGTAAAATGATTGCTACTATGAGGGAAGGTAATAATAATTCAGATGGTGGATGTATTATTTGGGATCTTGAAGGAAATAAAGAAAAAGTAGATAACTCAAAGACTTTATTTGCTAGATTAGAAGATCCAAATGATCCTGTGCGGTTTTTACTTGTAGTTAGTAGAGGAAGATCAGGTATTAATGTTCATAATTTAGCAGTTAATGTGGTATGTCGAATTAGAGATCCTAAAGAAATTCGCACTCATATTCCTATTCAAATTTTTGGTAGGATGGTAAGAACAAATACAGGTACAGGTAATATAATTCGCACCAAATATTCTAATAATCTAGATGTGTATCTTAAAAAATACTCAGAAGATTATAATGTAGATATAAACACTGTAATTGAAACTATTAAGATTGCAAACACATTTGATATTTGGTATCCAGAAAATCCTAAAGCAAAAAGAACATGGAATACTGCTCTCAAAGAATTCAAGAAGTATTATGTCAATTCTGCTTTATTAGGATATCAATATCTATATAATGTTACTGGAGTAGAAAATCCATATGGACATATTCATGATGGAAAACTTGCCGATTGTCCTTGGTGTAATGAAATGGTTGAAGTATTTGAAAATAATGGTGTTGTAACTCTTGAAAGATTCTTTATAGATTGATTTCCAAAGAGACCCCTTTACAGGGGTCTTTTTTTATGCTATAAATATGGTAGTCAAATAATACTATGAAAGATCAAGGATCTATTTCCTCTGGCGAAACACCAGAGGTACGATGGAATCGAGGACTTGACATTTTTATAGAGTCTGTTCACGCACCTGATTCCAAACTGAGAGGTTGTGCACATAATCAGCATTGCTACACAGAGTTGATGGATATTAGAGAACATGTGCTAGAATATTTGCAAAGTTTACGTAAATGAATGAACGGTAGAATTAATAAAGTAATGATGGTTGCGAGAGTCATGAGAATAAAACAAGGTATAATGGAAAAACATTGGTATCCTGAGTGGAGTGATAAAGAAAGATGGGCTGCTCAACAAGCCCTAAATAATGTTTTAGATGTTCTTGATGAATACTGGGAGTAATGGCAAACACTAGGGTTAGAGGTGCTACACCTCCATTTAAACTGAATGAACCTACTAATAGGAATTTCCTATCAATAGTTGGGTTCAAGTTTTTGCTGAATCGTTGTCCTAAAGTTAGTTTCTTTTGCAATCAAGCAAATATACCAACTGTAACTCTTGGTACCACAACGCAAGCATCTTACCTTCGTCAAATACCTATACCTGGCACAGAGTTATCTTACGAAGATCTGACTCTTAGTTTTATAGTTGACGAGAACTGCGAGAATTACTTGCAGATATATGATTGGATTACTGGACTAGGATTTCCTGAGTCACTACAACAGTATGAAGATTTGAAGAAAGTAAATAGATTTTATCCTGACTCTGCTGAAAGAGATCAGTTTGCAGAAAGGTCTGATGGAACATTGATAGTTTTGAATAGTGATTACAACCCAAGTATCTCTATTAAGTTCAAGGATTTATTTCCTGTTGCACTATCTGGTGTACCATTTGACTCAACAGAAACAGAGCAAAGATATTTTACCGCAATGGTTACCTTTAAATATACTATTTTTGATGTGATTGACGTAAATGGAACCAAGGTCTAAGACTTTAAGTCTTGAGATGATTCAAGACATGTGGGAAAAAGATGCAAAGATGAATCAAGATGAACTTGATACTGAGTCTTTACGAATCCCACAATTACACGCTACTTATTATGAGCTATATAATACGATACTGCTCATGCGAAAACGTGAGGAGCAGACACATTGTAATGTTCTATTAGATCGGAGAAAGTATTACACAGGTAAGGCAACTGCGTCTGTATATGAAGCAGAACCATTTCCTTACAAGGTCAGAGACAAGGATGACCTCAAGTTATATCTTGAAGCAGACGAAAGACTCAGAAAGACCAAACTAAAGATCGAGTACTATGACACCATGTTGAAGTATATCGAAGAAATACTAAGACAAATCTCCAATAGAACTTACCAGATAAAAAACGCTATCGAATGGAGACGTTTCAACGCTGGTTATGGCTGATCTAATTATAAGAAAGAAGAATGAAGTCTTTCTAAAAATTGATTGCGACCCACACATACGACACGAGTTACAGGACGAGTTCACCTTTGATGTACCAGGTGCTAAGTTCATGCCTCAGTATCGTAGTAAATACTGGGACGGTAAAATAAGATTATTTAATTTACAGAAGCAAGAAATATATGTCGGTCTGTTAGATAAGATCACGTCTTTTTGTAAGAGATACGATTACGAATTTGAATTTGAGAACTCCAAGTATTACGGACTGCCATACGAAGAGACGGAATCAATTTCGTATGAGGGGGTGAAGGACTATCTAACTCGAATCTCGAAGTACAAACCTCGTGATTATCAGATTGATGGTGTGACTGATGCATTACAGAAGAATCGTAGATTGATTATATCACCAACAGGGTCTGGTAAGTCCTTGATGATCTATGCAGTTACACGATACCACGTAGAACATAAAAGGTCAACCCTCATTATTGTCCCTACTACCTCTCTTGTAGAACAGATGTATAAGGACTTTGTAGATTATGGATGGAATGTCGATGGAATTTGTCATAAAATTTATGCTGGCAAAGACTTGATGAGTCAGAACCCAGTCATTATAAGCACATGGCAGTCAATATACAAGTTACCTAAAGATTGGTTCAATAGATTTGATGTTGTAATTGGTGACGAGGCACATCAATTCAAGTCTAAATCATTAGTAAGTATCATGACTAAACTCTATGACACAAAATACAGGTATGGTTTCACAGGTACGCTCGATGGTACACAAACTCATAAGTGGGTACTTGAAGGTTTGTTCGGACCCTCTTATAAGATCGTCAATACTAAGGAACTACAGGAGAAGGGTTACCTAGCAACACTAAACATCAGAGTTCTGTTACTCAAGCATGATCCAAAAAAATTTGACACCTATCAGGATGAAATAGAATATATTATAGGTCATGAGAAAAGAAATAAATTTATCAAAAACCTAGTGCTGGACTTGAAAGGTAACACTTTAGTTCTCTATAGTAGGGTTGCTACCCATGGAGAGGTGCTATTCGACCTAATAAATAAAGATGATAGAAAAGTCTTCTTCATACACGGTGGTGTAGATGTCGAAGAAAGAGAATCTGTCAGGAGTATAGCAGAGGTTGAATCCAATGCTATAATTATTGCATCCTTTGGAACTTTCTCCACTGGTATCAATATTAAAAACCTCCATAACATTGTCTTTTCTTCTCCTTCTAAGTCCAGAATTAGAACTTTACAATCTATCGGCAGGGTCTTACGTAAAAGTAATTCCAAGTTGAGTGCTACATTATATGATATAGCGGATGATACTAAGAAAGGATCAGTCCAGAACTATACTTTGAACCACTTGATTGAACGAATCAAATACTACAACGAGGAAAAATTCAACTATGACATCATCCAAATCAAAATTTGAAGAACCGTATGAGGATTTTCTTGCGGCTATCAAACTTGTAAGTGGTGAAGAGATACTGTCAAAGGTTGTTGTGTGTAGTGACGATGACGATAGAATTATCTTAGAGAATCCAGTTGTATGTCAAGAGGTTCGCACCCCTGGTGCGAATATCCCGTTGGGATATAAATTTGAACCTTGGATGAAATTGACTGATGAAGAGGTTTTCATAGTTGACATGAATAGAATTATTACGATGTCTGAGATAAGAGATAAAGAAGTAAATAAAACATATTCTACGATTATCAAACAAGGGTTCACTCGCTCACACCCTGAAATAACTAAGGAAATGGGATATATAAACTCTGTAAATGAAGCACGTAAACAGTTTGAAGAGATATACAAAAAAGACTCTAAGGATACAAAAGAAACTTAATACCTGTCCTTTCAACCCCCACAGGGTTATTGTACACAGTTTTGACAAGTATGTCAAGTGTGCTATAATTAAATACAGAAACACGCACAGTAATGCCACGTAAAAGATCAGAGCACTACGTCAATAACAAGGAGTTTCTTGCTGCAATTATTGATTATAAAGACCAAATTATTATTGCTGAAAGGAGAGGTTTACCTAAACCTGTAATTCCCAGATACATTGGCGAATGTTTTCTAAAGATAGCAACTCACTTATCATTCAAACCAAACTTTGTAAACTATATGTTCAAAGATGATATGGTATGTGATGGTATAGAGAACTGTGTTCAATATATTGATAACTTCAATCCAGATAAGTCTAAGAATCCTTTTGCATACTTCACACAGATAATACACTATGCATTTCTAAGAAGGATACAGAAAGAGAAACGTCAGTTAGATATAAAACAAAAGATAA